GGCGGTATAGCCGATTGCAGCATCTTCCTGTGCAAAAGCAGAATCACCAATGCTGGTCAGTGTAGCTGGAAGAGATACCGTTTCTGCATTGGCACAATGATAGAACAGGCGGTCACCCAGACCAGTAATGCCATTGCTGAGTACAATTTTTTTGATCTGGCCATTTTGATAGAACACAGAATCATGAAAGGTATAATCGTAGGTTGCACCCGTGCCATACAAAGCCGCTTCTCCGTCATCGCAAATTGCATAATATACATCGTCCCCACATTGTCCATACTGCAAAATGGTTCTGCCGGAAACCTGTTCCAATTTGGCTTTGATTCTGTCGAGTTGGTCTTTTCTGGATTGCAATGTATCTTCTTTGCCCTGTATGGAATTTTTCAAGAGACCTAATTTCCAACTCGCAGTATCCAGCAAGCTCAAATTCAGGCTTCCTTGAATGGGATTTGGCTCTTCCGGAAGATTCTGCAATTTCTCCAGAGCAAGAGCAATATTTTCTCGCACATTCACGCCCCAAAGATTGCTTTGAATTTCCTGCAATTCAGTTGTAATTTCAACTTCTGCCATTAAGCATACACCACCCACTTATTTGCAATTTTTTGCAATGCAGAACACTGTTCTTCAAGTTCCTTAATTTTGCTATTCAATGCTTCTTGAGCATTTTGCACTTCTGCAATAGTATTATAAACTTCTTGGATTACTGTATTTGTCTCTGTAATTTTGGTCTCCATTGCAGCAACCGATTCGTTTGCGGCGGTGACATCATCGCTGGATGCTGCCTTGCCTGCCAGCGTTTCCATGCCGCTTGCAATGTTGGTTCGTAGCTCTGAACCACTGCTGGTTTCTCGAATGACTGCAATATTACTGGAAATATCAATCATAGAATCGCTCCTTTACGTTGCATAACGTTTTGCTGCTCCCTGCAATCGTCCTAAATCTGTATCCATATAGGGTGCGATGCCTTTCGAAACGGCTTTTCCATCCAGGTTGACAGTGCTATTCACAGACACCCCTTGCATAGCGGATGCAATGCCTGTAATCAGGCGGTCATAATCGATGAAAACAACCTGCGAAGCATCGGCTCGTGCGGCTTCCTGTGCATATTTTTTGCTAATGTCATGCGGAATAACTTGCGAACCATTCGGCAGGTTGACAAGTTCCCCTCGTCCACCTTCGTTCATGATAGCAAAGCCACCTGGCCAATCGTCAGTACCGTGTGCCAGATAATCGACATATCCAATGGATACGCCTGGGATGGCGTTGATAATATCAATTGCAAAATTCAAGCCGTCAATGAAATTATTGATTAAGCTTTTTGCTCCGCTGATTAAATTGTCAAAAGCCGTTCCAATGCCGTCAAATATGCCACCGACAAAGTCAGATAAGCCGTTCCAGAGGTTTTCAATGCTGTCCAGAACGTTTTCAAAAATACCCTTTACCGTATCCATGACACTTCGGATTTTATCAGCAATGCTGTCAAAAATACCGGAAATCGTCTCTTTTAAGTTGGAGAAGAAACCGGAGACGGCATCGACGACATTGGAAATGATTTCTTTTGCAGCTTCTACTTTTTCGGAAATCCAGTCTTTAATTGCAGAAACAATGTTTTGAATCGTTTCTTTGAGGCTTTC